TGGGCTGTAACAGCAGATATAGTGGCATCCGTATTGGAATCACCAGCACCACCGTCACCTCTAAATATAGCCATTGTAGCTCCTACGAAAACAAAAGAAAGGGAGAATAAAGAAAGGGGGACTCCGAAGAATCCCCCAGTTTAGCTTTAAAGTACAGCTAGGGTGAAGCCTGCTTCTGGACGCATGACCTGAACGCCATACAAACAATCAGCAGTGTAAAGAGTACCGAGGAACTCCTGCTTGTACTGAGTCTGTGAACGAATAGCCTGCTGCTCTGCAAGAACGTTGGTGTCCTTGTGGATCAGCTGAGCGCCACGGATGGAAGCACCACCAGTAGTGTCAATGACAGGTACGTTAGTAGAAACATATACGTCAACACCGTACAGGTTACCAATCTTGCCAGTCTCTACGCCTTTGCCATTAACAAAGTCAGTAGAAGTGTAGCGATCAATACCCATGATAGCGTTACGCAGTGAGGGTGGTACAACGAAGCTACGACCGTCCATAGGAACGTCTGCATCGTCCATCTTCTGAATCAGCGCACGGAACGCAGCGTCAGAGAATGCACCAATGTCAGCAGCACCGTCAGCGTCAAATGCTTCAAGAGCGCCAGAGGTAGTGTTAATCTGGAAAGAACCAGAGTTAACGTAGCTAGAGCCATCACCGTCACCGAAAGACTTAGCCAGAGTAAACAGATCGTTGTCAACCTGCTTAGCCAGACCATAGCCTGCGTCACCAGTGTAGAACTGACGCAGTGAAGCGAGAGCCTGTACTTCGGTGATGTCTTCGATTAGACGAGAGAACTCAAAGTGCTTGTTGATGTTAATCAGAACTTCTGACTCAACAGAGTTCTGGATAGTTACGGCAGTCTCTGCAACTTTAGCAGTGGCTGTACCACGAGCAGGCTTAGGTACGTGAATGGTGTCACCTTTCTTACCAGTCATGCTCATTTTCTTAACGAGGTTAGCCATTACAAGATTGCTCTTGTATGCTGCAATTACTTCGTCACTCCAGATTTCTGGAATAAAAGTAGCTGCGCTAGTGTTGTCTACTGCTCCGCCCATTGCGGGATATACTGATGTAGCCATGATAATACTTCCTTAAAGAGATTAGTTATCTAACCCTCTTTTCAGCATAAGCCCTCTCGATTTCTGGAGATAAAGCTAAATACCTATCAGGGTCAGTTTGCATTAGTTTAATAATGTCTGAGCGCCTATAGACTTTCTTAGATGCTGTCTCGCCACTTCCTTTTGCACCGCCCGTTGAGGCAGTCTTGACAGCTTCTTTTCTGCTTGCTTTCTCATTAACGGCAGTCTGAGCTACTGTTTGTTGACGCTCTTTCCAAATAGTGAAAAGCTCATCAGCAGCTTCGTAGTCATACTGCGTATCCGCTTGTGCAAAGAGCTGAGTACGAATCTTTGATCCTTTAATCCAATCAACAAACTTACCATCTTGCAGAATCTCTTGCATGTCAGGATGACGTTGTTGCAATTGAGCCTGCGCTGTTTGCTGCTTGTACTGCTGAGTTTGTGCTTCAGCAGCTTTAATTGAAGGATGATTCTTAATCGCTCTCTCGACAGCCTTGTCGGGATCAGAGAAAAAGTCTATGTCTTCTTCAGGTTCTTGGGTTGCTGGGGTGTTGGTGTCGAGTTGTGTCTGGATGTAATTGTCTACTACTGAACGAAGCTCCCCTACCTCACCGCTTTGCTTTCCTAGTAGCTTCTCAGCTTCTTGGTGCATCCTTACAATCTCAGCGGTTGACTTTCCTTTGTACTTATCAGGGATTTCTTCTTGTTCTTGAGGAGTTTCCTCTACTTGAGGCTCCTCTTGAATCTGACTTATTTCTTCTTGTTCAGTTTCAACGTCTTCTGGACGCTCGTCTATTAGTGTTGCCATTATTAAACTCCGTGAGTATTCTCATTATGGAGGTGTATTATGCAGGGCTTCTGTTAAGAGTTGGCCTTGCGTTCTTGCTGTAACTTCTGCGCTCTGTTCTTTTCCCACTGTCTAGTAGCACCCATAAAATCACCAGATAGCGGGTCTAACTTACTTCGCACAGCACTTACAATTCTTCTTGCAATCTTGTCGCAATCTAAGCAGGGAATGTGGGTACACTCTGAATCTGTGTAGCGTTCGTTTGTGTGTCCACCTTCGCAGCGATACTCGTAGATAGCCCTCATTAGGCAGCTTCTTCTACTTCATCTTCCTTTAATGCTTCTGCTTCTGTTGCATCGATTTGAGCTTCTAGGTTTAGTAGGTTAGCTATGATAGCGAGTTGGCCCTTACGGAAGTAAAGGTCTTCATTATCTTTTGCAGCTTCTACTGAGTTGATCACCATCGCATTAGACTTAAGGTCTTCCATTAGCTGCTTCCAGCCAGGTGAGCCAAACATATCTCTAATGTTACGGTAATATAGCTCAAGGTCTTTATCAATCATACTGTTTCTCCTATTAGGACAGCGTTGTTTATATTAGTCTTACACAGTTATTATAACATAAAAGCATAAGAAAGTCAAGCGTTATTTCTTCTTTTTACTTGACTTTGTCGTATTTTTGTTGTATATAGCATCCCAGTTGGCTGCAAACTTCTTCTGATCTGTCTTGCGCTGGGCGCTTCCTTTACCACCGTGGGTCTGACCCTTCATCGTTTAACTGGCTTCTTCTTAGGCTGTGTCTTTTTCTTAGGTGGACGACCTACTTGACTACCGTATGTACCTTTACCTGCTGGCATAGTATTCTCCTGTTGTGTTTATATGTACAGTGACAATGTGCATATATATGTAGACTTAAACCACTTTTATGTACATATAACTGTTTACTTTTTACTTTCTTTTAGCTGTTTTAGCTGCTTTTTTAAACGCCTTTTTTGTAGGCGCTCCTTTACTTCCCACGTTTCTCATTTTTTCTTTTGACCCAGCGGCAATACGCTTACGTTTAGCATGAATGTTGTCATATAGACCAGCCATATTACTTTCTCCTAGATTTAGCGCCAGAACATTTCCAACGCTTTCTTGATAAGTTATTAGGCGTGTTGGGGTCGTTCTGCTTTTCTTTAGGTAACCTCTTCTTAATGCCTAAACTCCTAGCGCAGTAGCTATCACCTTTAGAAGTGCCTGGTTTTACTCTAGGGCCTCCACCTTTAGCCTTACCAGCCTGACCATAGCTTATTTTCTTACCGCTAGAAGTTACTTTAACTTTAGCTTTACCTTTAGCAGGTGCTTTACCCTTTCTGTGGCTTTGCGTTACTTTTGCCTTTGCCATTCTTAGCTCCTGTTTCTGCTATTTGTTTCTCAAGTTGTGCAATTTTCTTAAAAAGCTCCTCAAACTGTACATTTACTTGAGCTACTACGTGTTCTAAGTCTCTATTGCTGACCATTGGGCATCATTCCTTGTGGTTGTGGCTGAGGAGCTGCTGGTCGAGGCTGTGGAGCCGCCTGTCTAGCAACATTACCCTCTTTTACTGCTACTTCACGCTCTTTTAGCAGTTGTTTAGAGATTTCTAGGCGCTTCTGGAATTCTTTATCGTCTGCATCACCCTTGTTTAGGTTAGTTGTAACAGCTTTGATGCGGTCAATCTCCAGTTCCTGCGGTATAGCCTGCGCTTCAACTGCAATCTTCTGCGCTCTAGCTTGCGATTCAGCAGCTTGGCCGTTGAGTGCAGCAGTTTGTGAAGCCTGGAACTCCATCTGACCCTGTTGAGCCATCTGTTGAGCCTGCTGTGCTTCTGGATTAGGCTGATTAGCCTGCTCAAGAGTAGCAATAAGCTCTTCACGGTTAGACAGGTTCATGTTGTCGATGATAGACATAACCAGCTTAGGATACATTGGCGTGTCTGGTGACATGGTTTGTAGCAACTGAACAAGCTGTGTTACTTCATACTCACGAGCAATGATGCCTAGTGAGCTAGAGGTGTGGAACTTGTAGTCAGCTACTGGATACAGCTCAGGTTCAAACTGCATGTAACGGTAAGCAGCCTTCTGTACGAATGGAATCAGGAAGGAGTCTTGGAAGTTAATTAGTGTACGCTTGTGGCGCTTGATAATAGCACCCAGTGACATAGAAACACCAGCGGCTGTAGCGTCACCGTTAATAGAGCCAGAGATACCAGCACTGTCGATAGCGCCTGTGGCAGTCTGCACCATAGTTTGTAGTGACTGAGCTTGTGCAAAGGTAATCTGATTAACCTGACCAAAGTTAAAGGGCTGTAATATCTCTGAAGGGTTACCGTTGGTTAGGATGGTCTTACCCGGTTGTATGCTGGGTTTAGCACCACGAGGCATGCGAGAAGCGTCCATAGCCATCATTGGGTGGATGGTTAGTGCTAGAGCATCGATTCTAGCGCGTAGTTCTGCGTCTAACGCCTTCTGGCTGTTGTACCCTTTCTCACACACTCCTCGACCCCAGAAGCGGCTAGGAACGACATCCCATGGGAATGCTACGACAGGACGATCCTGCATCATGTACGGGTTCTTCTCAGCCTTTAGCAGAGTACCGCCATTGGCAATAACAACCATAG